GCGGCCAAGCGCAGCCTCACCCGCGACGCGATGATCAAGCTCCTGTTACTCGTCGTCGCCGCCGATCCGACGCTGATCGACAATATTCTCGACGATGGGATTTGACGATGGAGCCCGCCGAGAAGATCAACGCCCTCGAAGCGCCCTACGCCCCAGGCCGGGAGCCTTTGCCGACACGGTGGGGGCCGGAGCAGGTCGCCCGCGCGCTCGTCAAGGCTTTTGCAACCCTCGACCGCATGCCGCGCTCGCGCGGGCCGCGCGAGCCTGGCGGACACTGGCCGCGCCACAGCGTCGAATGGGCGGACCAGTTGGCGCAGGCCGAAATTGACGATAGCGAGCGCCGTTCGCGCGAGGCCGCAAGCAACCGCACCAATCTACGCCCGACCAGCGCCGAAATCGCGCAGATGGAGTCGGCTTTCGACTGGCTGCGCGAATTGCGGACGATCGATACCGGCATGGCGCTGGTGACGAGTCTTTGGGCCCTGCGCGCCGCACGTGGTCGCTCCGTCAAGGCTCTGTGCACCGAAAAGAAATGGGCGCCGCACACATTCTACCGCAAGCGAGCGAAGGCGTTGACTCATCTGGCGCAATGGCTCAACGCGCGCGGCGTGTTGGTGTTCTAGCGGCCGGGTGAAGGTCTGGCGCCGCGCCCGAACATGTCACGCGGCGGGCGCCAACCCTGTAAGATCGCGCAAATAGCAGCAACGTCTCTGCATTGACTTGCAACAGATTGCGTGGGCAATATGCGCGTGCGCCGGGCCCGAATTGCGCGCTGGTGACGCCGCCCCCGACATCGCTTGGCGCCTTTTTCCGTTCCAGAGCGGAAGCAATGAAAAAGCCCGGCCGATCCGCCGGGCTTCCGAACTTTTTCAGCACGCCAGCGATGGCGGCCTGATCAATCCGCAATTTTCGTGAAGGTCGCCTGGAAGGCGACGTCAGGCGCCTCCTTGGCATGGCCGGTCACGCTGAACGAGCCATTCGATGATTTTCCTTGCAGGGCGAGATGGACATCATCTTTGCCGAATACGGATGGCGTGCTCGGGTCGCCAAATCGGCCGGTTACGACATTGGCGGCGAATTCATCGCCCTTCCACGTAAACGGACCACTGTAAAAAAAAACGTTATCGCCGCCGCGAATTTTCCCGTCGAGCAGCGTGGCGACGCCAAATCCCTGTCCGAGCGCCGTCTCGTAGTGAACCTTGTAAAGACCATCCGTCATCTAAATCTCCAATTCTATCGATTAAAGCTCGAACTCCATATCAGCTTCGCTATGACGGGCATATTAATTAATTGCGCCACGCGGTTATTTTGCTCGAGAAACTCCGTCAAATTGCAGATGAAGTTGTAAGATGCGCAATTCCGCCATTGCAGCGGCGGATTGACTTGCAACGGATTGCAAGGGCAATATGCGCGTGTGCCGGGGCCGAACTGCGTCCTGTGCGATGCGCTGCTGTTGCGCAGCTGCAATCTCTGGCGATATGGCGAGTGCCGATCCGCCAACATTCTGGACCGCGCCGATCTCGACACAGTGAAGCTGCGCCGTTTTTGCAGCGCGCATTGATGGCGCGTGGCGACGCGACGGCCCTAGATTCGAGCCTCTGTTGACTGCGATGCGACTCGGGTTACACAACGACGTTGTAAGATACGCGATTTGACTGTCGCCGCTATGGATTGACTTGCAACGGATTGCAAGGGCAATATGCGCGTGTGCCGGGGCCGAACTGCGCCTTCATGTCGCCGGCTGCATCAACCACAAAGTTTTAACCGCTTCTTCATGGAACGCAGCCTCCTCCCGGGAGCGGCGCCATGCTTCGCCGCTATCATAAAACCTCGAAGACGGGAGCGTGCATGGCGACATTCAGCCCAGGCCAGGAGGCGGCGCGCCGCCTGCTGGACGGACCGCAGCGTTACGCCTGCCTCGTCGGCGGCACGCGTTCGGGCAAGACATTTCTGATCCTTCGCGCCATCGTCACGCGCGCGCTGCTGTCGGAGGGCTCCGGTCACGCCGTTCTGCGCTTCCATGCCAACGCCGCCCGCGCCTCGATCACGCTTGATTCCCTGCCGAAAGTGATGCGCTGTTGCTTTCCCGGGACGAAACTGCGCGAGCGCCGCCAAGATGGATATTTCGAACTGGAGAACGGGTCGCGGATCTGGATCGGCGGCCTCGACGACAAGGATCGCGTAGAGAAGATTCTTGGCCTTGAATATTCAACTGTGTTTCTGAACGAAGCCTCGCAGATCCCCTATTCGTCTGCTCTCGTCGCCTTTACCCGGCTGGCGCAGGTGGCGCCGAAAATCAGCCAGCGCGCGTTTGTCGATCTCAATCCGGTTGGCAAGACGCACTGGACCAACAGGCTGTTCGGCGACAAGATCGATCCTGTTAGTTTGAAGCCCTTGAAGGATCCGGCAAGCTACGCCCGCGCTTTCCTCAACCCGTCCGACAACAAGGCCAATCTGTCGAAACAATTTCTGGCCAGCCTCGCAAATCTTCCCGAAAAGCAGCGCAAGCGCTTCTTCGAGGGCGTTTACGTCGACGAGGTCGATGGCGCGCTGTGGAGCTACGCCGTGATCGACGCCAATCGCTGCGCGCCGGACGATATCCCTGAAGACCGTCGCGCCAGCGTCGTCGTCGCGGTCGATCCATCCGGCGCCGCGGGCCGCGACGATCTCGGCGCCGACGAAATTGGCATCGTCGTCGCCGCGCGCGGGTTCGATGGCGACGCTTATGTCCTCGATGATCTCTCCTGCCGCGAGGCCCCCGCCGTGTGGGGCAGGCGAGCGGTGGTTGCGTTTCACAAATATCGCGCCGACTGCATCGTGGCGGAAAGCAATTTTGGCGGGGAGATGGTTCGCGCGACGATACAGGCGGCCGATCGCAACGTGCCGGTGCGTCTCGTCGCCGCAAGCCGCGGCAAGGCGGTGCGGGCCGAGCCGATCTCGGTGCGCTATGCACAGGGGCAGGTGCATCACGCCGGCCGCTTCGGCAAACTGGAGGATCAGCTCTGCGCCTTTTCTGGCGCTGGCTACAATGGCGGCGGCAGCCCCGACCACGCCGACGCCGCGATCTGGGCGTTGACGCATCTCTTCGGCCGCGACGACGGAACTGGCATCATCGAATTCTACCGCCGCGAAGCGGAAGGCGCCGCCGGCGGTTGAGGCTGGCCGCGCATAAAAATAACCAACGAGCGAAGGAAGCAGCATGGTCGATCGCAGCGCCGGGACGAGAAGCTGGTCGCTCAGCCCCTATCAGGTCGATGTCCGCTTCGACGCCACCGCCGCGGGCGAGAGCGGTTGGTTCGGGCCGCTGGAGCCGATGACGCCGCTGGCGCCGCCGGATGTCGCCGGCCGCCAGTGGGACTATCCCTCCGGCTATAATCTTGCGACGAATGTCCGCAATTTCGAGGCGGTCACATTCGCGACCTTGCGCAGCCTCGCTGATGGCTATGATCTGCTGCGCCTCGTCATCGAGACCCGAAAGGATCAGACCGCGCGCCAATCCTGGTCGATTGCGTCGCGGGATCGAACGGCGAGCATAACTGCCAATGCTGGGCGCATCGGCGCCGCGACGCGGTTCTTTTCGAAGCCGGACGGGCGCCACTGCTTCGCCGACTGGCTGCGCATCCTGCTTGAAGAGGTCTTCGTCACCGACGCCGCCGCGCTCTATATGCGGCGCGACCGGGCGGGGCGACTCGCCGCCTTGCTGCCGCTCGACGGCGCGACGATCAAGCCGGTGATCGATGGGTTCGGGCGCACGCCAGAGCCCTATATGGAGAATGGCGCGCTGGCCTATCCCGCCGCCTACCAACAGGTGCTGAAAGGCTATCCGGCGATTGACTATTCGGTGCGCGACCTGATCTACAGGCCGCGCAATCTGCGTGTCAACCGCGTCTATGGCATGAGCCCGGTGGAGCAGATCCTCACCACCGTCAACATCGCGCTGCGGCGGCAGATGTATCTGCTCGATTACTTCACCGACGGCAATATTCCAGATAGCCTGATCGGCGTGCCGGAGAACTGGACGCCGGACCAGATCGCCTCCTACCAGAAATATTGGGACGCTTATTTCGATGGCGACCTCGGCCGCCGCCGGCGCGCGAAGTTCGTGCCGGGCGGCGTCGCCAAGACCTTCATCCAGACCAAGGAGCCGGAGCTCAAAGGTCCCTTCGACGAATGGCTTGCACGCATCGTCTGCTTCGCCTTTTCGATCTCGCCGCAGGCGCTGACGCAGACGATGAACCGCGCCACGGCGGAGACGCAGAAGGAAATCGCCGAAGAGGAGGGGCTCGCGCCGATCCTTTCCTGGGCGAAGGCCCTCATCGACGATGTGCTGGCGAGCGAATTCGACGCGCTCGATCTCGAATTCGTGTGG